TGGCAATCTTGTTTACCAGGTCAATATCCTCGGAGAGAGGCGAAGTCCAGTTTTCCAGCACGTTCTGTACGCGCAGGTAGTTGATACGCTCTTCCATGATACGCACAGAGAAGTTGACCATGCCGAGGGTCAGACGTGCCTGGCGCTGGAGTTCCAGCACTTCCGTAGCCGTCATGCCGCCCTTGGTACCCTGCTGACCTTGGAAGGTCGGAGAGACCGTCATGTTGTCCACCGTCTCGCGGATCAGGTTGTAGAGCTGGTATTCGCTTGCCGTTACGCCTTGGTGATCCACGATGCGCTTGAGCTTGTCCGGGTTTACGTTGTCCCAGAGCGTGCCAGGGTCGAAGATACGCGGCGTCAGGGCCTGGCCTGTCATGTTACCAATCGGAGGCTTGATACTCTGTTTGGTCTTATGAACGAGGAGGCGCAGCATTTCGTCCAGTAATTCTGCGTGGACGCGGATCTTGGCCATCATCGACTTCCCGTATGGGAAGAACGGGCTGATAGGCTCCAGAACCGTCTTGGTGATGGAGTAGCACTTTCCTTCATCTTCCTGCGCTTCCCAGTTCCACGGAAGTCCAAAGCCCGCAGGGAGCATGGCAATACCGTTGATATAGATCTGGTACTCATCGTTCCACGGGTCTTGGATCTTCAGGATTTCTACCTGTTCATCTTCCAGCTCATAGAGGCGGAAGTTGCGATAGGGAACATCGTCAGACCCATCCTCGCCAAACGTAGAGCGACGACCTGGCTGCACACAGTCCCAGTCCTGCCATTCACCGAAGATAGCCTTGGCAGCGTCGTAAGTCATCAACTCACGGGTGAAGACATACGGCTGCTTTGACATGTCGTACTGCGTAATGTCCCCAAGATATACCTGGGTTAAGTCCCAAATCTTACGCTCGGCATGATAGGAAACGACCTTCTTTTCGTACCATTCAAGGTCTTTGAACCCAGTCGCCGGATCCATTTTGGAACGATCCTTCGGTGTCTTGCGGTACTTCATGCGCGGAACCCAGGCTTCTTCAATAAAGATAGTGCCCTGTTCCAGTAGGTACATGAAGCGGAGGAGCTGCTTTTCCTCATCGCCGTCCATGTCGTTTGACTTGCGAAGCAGGTTGGTGAAGGCCCGACCAAGTTCTGCGTCCTGGTCATCATTGCGGTCATAGGCAATGACTTCAGGCATTAGGTTGAGCTTGATTAGGTTGCTGGCAATAGCGAGCATTTTCTCGCGTGGAATACCAGAAACGAGGCTAATATCACTGCTGTTTTGACGTGGCTCGATATAACTACACGCTGTCTTGGCGTTGAACTCTACCCATTCATCTACGTCCATCCCGTCGAACCCATCGTGCGAATCGTCCCGTTGATCACGGGCTTTAATGAAACGCGAATAGTCCCGAGAAAGCTGGGCTTCTTGGGCTTCTGTTAATTCCTGCGTGCGATACGTTTGCTCTTCGTTTACCGGCATACTACTGCATAACCGAGTGTGGATTACGCAGCGGCTCCTCGACGACATGCACCTCCCCGGTGCCGCCAACGTGGTCTTTTAGCTCATAAGCAATGCAGGCTGCCATGAACACGTCAAAGTGCCTCGTGGTTTCTGGGTCTAATTTTACCACGGCCAAGTCTGTTTGGTCGAACTTACGCGCTTCACGTAGCAATATTTCGTCCGGTGTTTCGAACTCATCGTCTTCCAAAGCCGCCTTCAGATTGAACACAATGCGTGGCTTGGATGCGTTTGTAGTCAAGAATCCTAGGACATTGGTGTCTTTATCTGTCAGACGATCCTTGCGTACCTCGGAGTACAGGTTGAAGTACAGGTCACGCATGATAGCCAGCGTCGCGCGTCCGTGGTTGTTGCGTTCAATAGACATCAGCGGATTCCCGTAGGCACGCGCACCAATAAGCAGTTCAAACGGGAGGGCTTCTGGGCTGACCTCTTTGCTCATGAACCGTGCCACCTGTACAGGAATATCAGGAGTGAAGTCGATGATGACTGCTGTAGAGCTATCCAGGCCAATACCCTCGGACACATCCACCCCCATTCCGTACCTGTGTTTCTTCTTGAATGGGAGGAAATACGTCCAATTCCCAACGGTCTGTGGCTGCGGCCATGTCCCATCCGCAAACTTCTGCTTCATGTTCTCCATGTGGCGGGCAATCGTATCCATGTCCAACACCTTGCGTCCGGACGACAGGAACGCTTCTTCTGGAGTGGTTGGGTATTCCTGCGGCATCAGCTTCTTCAAGACCTTCTTTTGTTCAAAGTACCAGTGGATCTGCCCGTCGGTTAACTTGTAGCGCTTCTGGTATAGCCGCATTTCCTCTGGGAGAGGCTCTGAATCTTCCAGGGTATAATTAGGGTCTTGTACCCATGGAAAGAAGAACGCCTTGTACTGGAGCGAGTTTTGAGGCTCACCGCGTTCAAAGGCTTCCCAGAACATCTCGTAGAACTTGCCTTCTTCCCCTTCTGCGGTGGATTCAATGGTGATCCGACCATCAGGCGGAACAGACGGTAGCGCCCCTGTAATGATTTCAGCCGCCTTCAGAGGGTACTTGGCACAGATCTTCCCGAACTCGGATACATGCAGCCAATGAACCGTATCAGAGCGGGAGGAGAGGGATACAGACAGGCGTGACCCATTGTTGAATTGGATCTCGGACGTGTTCTGTTTAATAGCAGAAACACCAATAGCTTGGCGCAAATCCTCGTCAAAGTGATCCCATGCCACCTTGATCTTGTTGAAGATACGTTCCAGGGATTCCAGGTCGTGAGCGATAATCACCCCATTGAAGTTCTTGCGGAAGATGGCGGTGTCAAGCATTTCCAAGCAGGCATCGGTGGTAAACCCAAGCTGACGTGCCTTGAGGATGATGTTTCGTAGTGCCCGGACTAAGGCAAAGTGAGCCTGTGCTTTATTCCGCTTGAAAACACGAAGACGACCCTGTTTATCCACGATCTTATACAAATGGCTCAAACGCCATTCGGGGTCAGTAATGCGTGGGTCAAGGTCGTCCATGCCTAGTCTCGTTGCTGATTCTCTTCGATCTTGTCCAAGACCTTGTTCAAATCAATGGTCTTGTTTGTATTTTCGGATGTGTCTTTCCACCCATGTTGCTTCAGGGCAAATATCGCACCTGTAGGAGTTGTACCGAACAAACGGCGCTCCGCATATGCCTCACAAAGCGACCTTAAGTATTTTATAACATGGAAAAATCCGTCCTTTTCCTGGTAATTCATGAAGGTTCCGCGATCCACGCCGAGTGAGATAGCCATCCCAGTCATGGTGATAGGCTCTCCCTTCTCATTACATTCTTTGGCGAACTTTTCTCCCTTCAGAAGCAGCTCATTCGGATCAGTCCAAATCTGTGGGCGACCCGCGTGGCGCTTCTCTAATTCTGCCAGGCGCTGCTTACGCCCAGTCCCCTGCCAGTTCTTCTTCTTTGGCTCTGGTTTAGCGGGGGTAGATACAGGCGTTACATCTAATACCTGCCGCAATGCGTCTATGGTCTTATCTGCTTTTCCCATATGTCCCTAGTATAGCAGAACAATCGTGAGAGAAAAAACTCCCCCGCAAGCGGTAACGGGGGATTAGCGTTCAGGTACGTCCGTCACCTCCCGGCAACGCATGCACTCTTGGACAAACGTCTCTTTGCCGTCGGGATAGTGAACCCCGATGTTATGTCGCACGACTGCACGACAGTTCTTGCACAGGAGGGGCTTGCTGGTCATCCACTTGATCTCGTCAGTCATGGATTGCCTCCTTGAAGGGAACGTCCAGCGTGGTCATGGAAGAACAACGCGGACACATCAGGGCCAACTTCTTCTCCCCGTTTTCCTCGTACACATAGACCTGGTGGAAGATGCGTGTTTTGCACACCTCTCCGCACTTGGACCAGACGCGCCGGTCGGTACGACGAATCAAAGCGATCACGGGTCACCTCCTCGTGAGTAAATACAGGACGCAGACCGCCAGAATGACGGCCCGTAGAGCCATCTCCCATAGCGGCATAGTTGCCTCCTCGTACACTCACGGCGGACGGCGGGGTAGAAATCCAAGGCCCGTTAATGCGTGTGATTCCCCCTCACGTCCGGCGTCAATGTGCGTGTTGTTTACAGTGTATCACCTTGTCTCTTTCCTTTCCAAGCAACGTACTCACCATAAGTCATATTTCCTTTCTCCAAATTACAAAACCGGCAGGCAGGCGCAAGATTATCAGGCATATTACTACCACCTCGGCTTTTAGGTATCAGGTGGTCAATCGTGTCAGCATCCATCCCACAATAGATACAGAAATTACTTTGGATTTTCTTTTTCCTATCCTTGGCAATCAAACGAAAATACTTCTCTCTGGCGTGTTTCCTTTTAATGGTCTGTATGTTTTCCTTTAACTGACTGAAGTTATTTTTCCAGTGTTTAATCTCCCCCAACAATTTCAATCGTTCTTCGTCAGCCAAAAAACTATTCTCAACAGAAGTAATTTTCTTAGCCAGCGTTCGTGAAGCAGCTTTATATCCTTGGTCATACCAAAATGACGGGTCAACACCAAGTAGACTTGCAAGGAGTTTTTTCATAAGCCACCCGTCAATGTAAGTAAGTCCAAGGTTATTCACATTACCCTATCTTCCCACACGTCTCGCATTTCAGTTCACCATCTTCTTGCTCGTAGTAATCGCACCCTTCAATTGGAATACCAGAAAACAAGGCATTAGGAAACGAACGCCATAACGTCTTGAACCAGCAGATTGGACGGTAGATGAACATATTGGCGGCCCCGACAAAATGATATTTTTCTCAGGCCCGCCTGCCTATTGCTAGGTAAACAGGCCAGAGAGTGCGATTGAAAGAAGTCAGTGCTAGAACGCATTGCTGCGGCATCGCTCTTTTGCCTTCAATCACCTAACTGGGTACACAATGACCATCGGGAGCAACGACGCTCCGGACATGACCCGAGTAACTGCCACTCGGACAGAGGCTGCTCCTGCAAGAAACTCGCGGAAGGCCCAGAGTTCCTAGTCATGTACGGAACGCCCAAACTCGGTTAACACGGCTTGGGTAAGGTCCGGGGCTTTTTACTTACCCAAATGCGCCACTAAATGGGATGCGTGAGCGATTTCTTTTCGCTCCGGCAGGCGATCCAAGACCGACGCTTGCGCGTGAACCCCACAAGTTTGCAGCTCGTAGGCGAATCGTTGAATCACCAGTCGGAACGGCCGACCACCGGACTGGACAGAACGGACGGTCGGCGTGGGTCTAGTGTATCACCACGGATACTTCGGCTCAACGTCGTGGCACTTGGCACACTTCCACTCACTAGAGAGCAGCCCAAGCCATATCAAGACCCGTAACAGCCACGGGATTTTGACAGCCATTGGCTGATGGCAACGTAGGCAG